CCGGCAGGCGGGGAGTTCCCCTGGACGATGGGCGGGCAGGATTTAGCCTACGGGATCAAATGGCCAGCGGAGTGCAAGAGCGGCGATTCATGGGATCTGAACGCCGTCCGTGAATTGGCTTACTACCAGACGCCGAAAGGGACAAGGATCACCGAGGCCGAGCGGATGGACTACACCCGCGCCGGGCGATGGCAGGAGACAAACCCGAAAGGCGTTCGACGCGGGTACAAGATCGTTGCACCGATGATTCCCTTTGCTGATACGTCCTTCGGGGCAATCGCCGCCCGCTTCCTCGCCGCCCGCTACAACATGAAGCAGACCGGGAGCCGCCACGACAGAAACCGCAACACCCTGCGGACCCACTTCGCGGAATTTTGGGCCGAGTCCCACCGCGAAGAAGAGCAAAGCGTGACAGAAGACGGATTGGCACAATGCCAAGCGCCCTACAAACTCGGGAAGCTACACGCGCCGGAAGGGTGGGCAAGCGGAATCTATTGCACGGTTGACGTGCAAAAACACCACCTGTGGTGGGCAGCGCGGGCATGGGCCGTCTGCAAAGAAACCCGGCAAGTCCGCTCTGCCCTGGTGGACTACGGAAACGCCGCAACCTTTGACGACCTCGACGCGCAAATCGGATCATTCAACCCGGCGCTTGTGGGAATAGACATTGGGTACGCCCTCCGTCAAACCGAGGTCGCGGACTACTGCGCCCGGTACGCAGACACCAATCCAAAAGACAGCCGCGTAATTGCCCTACGCGGATCAGACGCAATGAAAGCCACGGCGCTGTCATGGACGGTCAAAGACGCAACCGAGGGCCGGATAGGGCAAGGCGGGGGAATGTCGCCTTATCTTGAAATCACATGGTCCCCGGATGTGTTTCGCTCCTACCTCATGGACGAAATGCAGCGCGGGGAGACGTGGCAAATCCCCGCCGAGTGGCCGGATGAGCGACGCAAGGCAGAGTACGTCCGGCAAGTCACCAGCACGAGAAGGGTTGACGGCGAGTGGGTAGCACCGGGACACGGGCAGGATCACCTGTTTGACTGTGAATCCATGCAAACCGTCCTTGCCCGGTGGGATGGGATGATCTAGAATTTGACCAGACCCAAACCCAAAGGAACCATATGACCATCTTCTCCAAAATCTTTTTCGGCATAATCGCAGGGACGATCCTACTGTACGCAGTGATGAGCCTACTCTCCGCACGGTCGGTAATGGATCAAATCCTAGCCGTGCTGTGGATCAATGCCGCTTTCACCTTGTGCGGGGTTGCGAAATGATTCTCACATTCTAAAACGCAGTTTCACATATTTGCAAATTCTCAAAATTAGGAATTGACTTTCACAGGAGGATTGCGGATATTACCGCAAATGGACGCCTCCGCCATCGTCAACCTTCGCAACCTGTACCAAGCACGCATTGACGCGCTTACGGACCCCATGGCACAAGCGCGGGCCGCCCTTTCACTCCAGACGTGGGAGGCAGCGGAAACGCAGTATCAGGAGATTCTAGCCGCCTCTGCCCTGTCCTATTCGACCTCGGGCCGAAGCGTCACCAAGCGCACAATCGAATCCGCGCTCGCCGCCCGCAACACTGCGCGGATGGAACTTGAGGGAGAGATTGGCGGGCCTGACGCTGGCGTTACCTATGCCGACAACGGCGGGAGGATTTGGTAATGAGCCGCCTTGCCCGCATCCTCGAAACCGTCGCCCCCCGCTTTGCATTGCAGCGGGAGATTGCCCGCCGCGACCTCGCCACCGTCAAAAGCTGGAGCGGTTCAGCCTACGCATCCGGCAACACAAACAACCGCCTTCGCGGACATGCCGCGTTTGGCCGTTCACAAATGGCAGACGAAGAGGCCAGTGTGGGCTGCTACGGATTTGACGCCATGCGGCTTGAGGCAATGGACCTGTACCGCAACAACCCGATTGCGCGGGGGATCGTTGAAACCGCCCGCCGCTACATTCGTCACAGCCGAGCGCGGGCCAACACCGCCGCAACGCTTGAACTCATGGGCGCGGGAGTTGCGGAGATTGACGCCGCTGCACAATGGGACAACGAGGCCACGGATTGGTTTGCCGGGTACTTCTGGAACCGAGCCGACGCCCTCCGCCGCCCTGGTATGACTTTCGGAACCTTGCAGGATTTGCTTGTCACGATGCAATTCGTCCAAGGTGATTGCGCTTTCATCCGCACGGGTGATGGCTGGCTTGGCGTGGAGGGCATTCAAATCCGCACGCCCTCCAAGCTGTCAGGCGACAAGGCTATCAGGCACGGATTCCGCTATAACGGCAACGGCATCGCTACACACATGTACGTTTGCGAGTATGACCGGGGCTACATATCAGAGCAATCTTTCCAGCGCATCCCCATGTCTTCCGTTGTCTTCTGCCCTTGGTTCTGGCGGGCCGCTCAATTCCGTGGAGTCCCGCGCTTGCATGGCGTGATTGACAGCTTGCGGGATCAGGAAGAAACGCACGAAGCCACCAAGCAGAAAGTCAAAAACGAGGCAATGCTGCTTTCCATCGAACGCAGCGGAAGCCGTAAGAAAGCCCCTGGATCATCTCTGACAATGGATGATGGGACGCAAGTCACCACCGAAAAAGCGACCTACGGAATGCGCTTTAAGACATCCGGCAAACCGGGTGAAGATTTCATGTTCGCCAAAGGTGACAGCCCTAATGCGCAGTACGTTTCTTTCATGGAGTATGACTCCAAGATTATCAGCACTGGAGCGGGCATCCCGTACAAGATTTTAATGTCCCTCTATGATGGCTCTTGGAGTGCCAACAAAGCCGCACAGTCCGCTTTGAAGGTTTACATCAACGAGCTTTGGACCAATCGCCGCGACGTGTTTACCCAGCGCATTTGGAACGCCGAAATTGCAGACGCGATCCGGCGTGGTGATCTACCGCCCGCGCCCGTCTCACCTCGCGGCGTTTCACTTTTCAACGCCACCGAATGGACCCGCCCCTACTTCCCGCAACTCGACCAGGAGAAGGAAGAAAAGGGCCGCCGCAGCGCATTCCAGAACCTGACCGCTTCACTTGATGACTTTGCAGACGAACAGGGAACCAGCGCCGAAGCCCTGCTGCGCTCCCACAAACGCAACATCCGGCAACTCCAAAAGGACGCTGCGGAATGCGGCGTTCCGTTTGAACTCTACGCCGGGCCGCTTCTGGCAGGCGCAACAAGCATTTCCGCCTCGCCGGAAGGTGAGCAGGAGGCGAAAGAAATTACAGACGAAGCCGAAGATTCGACAGACGAATCTGAAACTGCAGAGCCATCAACGGAGGGCAACAAATGGCTACGATAGGCGAGCTTAAAATGATGTTGGACCTGTACGGCGTGGCAGTCCGCGCCGGGGCTTTGACTCCGCAGATTGAAGATGAGATTTACTTCCGAAAACTCATTGACCTTCCAGAAATGACTGAACCAGTCCGCAAGGATTGGGCCGCGTCGGATGGTGTCAGGAAGCCCCTCACGATCAAAGAAAAGGGCGAAGGCCCGCAACCCATGCCGATAACGCAGGAGGGAGAAGAATGAGCATCCGCTTTGAACACGTCGCCCGCGCACTTTACAGCCGCCCATGGGCCATCCGCCCTGAAGTGTATCAAGTCTTCCATGAGACTTTTCACGCGCATTTTATCCGCGCTGAAAAGACCAGCATCATGGGCGAGACGGTGGAATACAAAGCCCCGTATGAGTATGACATCGAAAGCGGGGTTGCGGTCATCTCCATTCATGGCGCACTAGGTCACCGGATTGGCAACTTTGAAAAGGCGTGCATGGGCGCGGTTGACTACCTCGACATCGGCAAAGCCATCGACAAGGCCAACAGCGACCCCGCCGTTGCATCCATCCTCCTGCACATTTCAAGCCCTGGCGGAATGGTCACAGGCCTCCCAGAGACCGCTGCGAAGATTGCGGCATCCGGCAAGCCTGTCGTTGCGTTCACCGACGATCTTGCCGCCTCTGCCGGGTACTATCTCGCCATTGCAGCGGACGCTGTTTACGCCACCGAATCCGCGCAAGTGGGGAGCATCGGCACGCTCATGTCATGGCTGGACGTGACCAAAGCCTACGAAGCGCAAGGCGTCAAGCGGGAGCTGATTTCCTCGGGTGCGTACAAGGGTATGTTTACGCCCGGCATCCCGATCACTGACTCACAGCGGGAAATGCTGCAGGCGGAAGTTGATGCCCTCGCTTCTGACTTCAAGGCGCATGTCATAGCCTCCCGTGGCAGCGTGGACCCGTCTTACATGGAAGGCCAAGCGGTATGGGGCAAAGAAGCCAAAGCCGCAAACCTGATTGACGAAATCGGACTTTTTACCGACGCCCTTACCGAAGCCATCGAATTGCAAAACCCCGAAGGAGAATAAACCCATGCCGACCACCACCCTCAATATCCCTGCCAACCGAGGCAAGACCGGAATCAAAACCGCCCTTGCCGCGCAAGACGCAAACAATGCCGCCTTGCTCGCCGCCAACGTCGCCTCTGTCGGACTCACGCTGACCGATGAAGCGGACGGAACCGCCATCCTCGCCCTTGCGCTGAAAAACGCGAACAGCACGACCATCGCCGCGCGCGGATTGATTCGCCTCTGGATAAGCGGTTCGTCATACGGCGCTCCCTCTGCCACCGGGATCACCGCGTTTGCCGTCAGCGGCGGAACCGAGATTGACGAAGAAACGAACCTCGCTGACTACCGTATCCTGACCGCCGCAACCGGACTCGCCGAAGTCACCCTGACCGCCGCCAATGGAACCTACCACGTCATGGCGGAATGCAACGGGCTTGTCTCGACTGGCTCCGTCACGATCACCGGAAACGCCTAATCGGAGAATGATATGAGCACCGTAAAAACCCGAAAAGAAATCAAGGGCGAAATGGAATCCCTCGCGGCTTCCATTGAACATGCCCGCGCCGAACACGCCGCGCAAGTTGCGGAGATGCAGGCCAGCATTGCGGGCCTGACCTCCGAACTGGAGCAGTCGAAAGCCGCGCTTGTGGAAGCGGACAAGACCATCGAAGCCCGTGCCGTTGAAGTTGCGGACCTCCAGGCTAAACTTGCCGACGCGCAAGCCAAGCAGGAAGAGGAAGCGAACGCCAAAGCCGAAATGGAGGGGCTGCTTGCCAAAGCGAAATCAGCCCTTGCCAACCCTGCATTTGCGGACGCCTCGATTGTCCCGCACAGCCTCAACCAGTCGCAGGCCGACGCAGAAGCTGACAAAGCCGAAGCCGACGCGGAAAGCCAGCAGCAGGCGGAAAACGTGGATCCCAAAAGCGAACTCGCCACCTACGAATCCATGCCGCCCGGTCCCGACCGCCGCGCCTATCTCGCCAAGCACAAAACTGCCATCTACGAACAGATGGGCGCACGAAATTCCTGAAACGTCCCAGAGATCAAACACCCAAACGGAGAATTAAACCATGGCTAATACCCTGACCAACGTATCGCAGGCAATGCTGGAAGACAGCGTGCTTGCCCCGCTGCGGCTCGACCGCAACCCCATCAGCGCGTTTTCCTACAGCGTGGCCGAAAAAGCCAAAGCTGTCGGCGAAACCACGAAAGTGAACATCCTGTCTGCGAAGTCCTCTGCGACCTACGCGGGCACGTTCGCTCCCGGCACTGGCAACACCACCACCTCGACCGACGTGACCCTTACCGCTCCCGTCATGTCCACCTGGTACATCAATCCCCTGCTTGAGGGCATCCCGACCCCCGCCCGCTGGATGGCCGAAGCCGCCGACGCCGCGAAAGCCGTTGTTGACGGAATCGTGGGAAGCCTTTTCGGGCTGTTCCTCGCCGCCAACATTGGCGACGTTGCGGACACCGACAAGAAGGTGATCACCGCCGCCAACTACGATGTTGACGATCAGGCGGATATGTGGGCTTTGCTCAAAGCGAAGAAAGTCACCAGCCCGGTTGCCGCGATCCACAGCATCGCCTATGCCGCCGCGCTGCTGAAAGACGCCGCCTTGCAAGACGCCTCCGCCTCTGGCAGCGACGTGTTGCGCACGGGTGAACTTCCTAGCATCCTTGGAATGCGTCAGTTCTACACTGACCTCTTCCCTGCCGCCGTCACCAACCAGAATACCCAGGTGATCTTCACCGGGGCTGAGACGGTTGCGATTGCGTTCGCCGAACCCTACGAGCCGGAAGTCGGACTCGAAGCCGCCTCTGGTGTCCGTCTCATGAAGATGGTTGACCCCTCCACGGGCATCCCTCTCATGTACCGCGCCTGGGTTGATGCCAACACCGGCATCTATCAGGGCGCTGTGTACACCATGCGCGGGCAGTCGTTCCTGCGCAACACCGCCGTCCGCATCGTATCGGCGTAAACCACCCCACAACAGCCCCCGCCCGTCTCTGGGCGGCGCGGGGGCATCCATTCTCTGGAGATCGTTATGGACAAATTTTCTGGACTCTTTGTGAAAGTCAACGGCGAATGGTCGCTGCACGGCAAACTCGATGCCGATGTTGACGGCAAAATCAACATCCTCAAACAGATGACAGACAACGGCGGGAAGTTCGGCAAAGACAAAAAAGCCGACGCCGCAATCGTGCTGCACTCCGTCAAGGGCGTTATCAAAAACCGCACCTTTGCCTAACCCATGCCCATCGCTGACTACGCCTCCGACCTCCGACAAATGCAGGATGACTTCCCGTCTATCCTGCAAGTCGGCACGCGCAATATCCGCTGCGTGGCGTCTTTGATTACGCAGGAAGTCGGAATCAGCGAAGCCGGAATGGGCATCCCGCAATCGTGGGATGTTATCGCCGTCAAAGCAGACTTTGCCGCAACCCCTGAACAGCGCCAGACCGTAACCCTGGACGGCGTGACCGGGCAAATCGACGGCATGGAAATCGACGCCAAAACCAACACCATCCGCATGACTATCCGCCGCACATGAGCAACGAACTCACCATAACCACAGACGTTGTGAGCTACCGGGCGCAAGTCGAAAAACTTGCGAAGCTGACCGGGCGCGGATTGCGCGACGTAATGCGGGAAATGGTGTCCATCATGTCAGGCCAACTCGCCCGACGCTTTCCGCCGAAAAGCAAGGCGCAAGGAACGAAGGCGATCAAGAACGACCTCAATCGAATTTTCATAACAGACGATAAAGTTTTGGCAGAGTGGGATGTTGCTGTCGAACAAGGCACGACTGGGGCAGTCGCATCTACCAGAATTTTTCGCACTCAAACTGGGGCTGTTTTTGGAATAGAAAAAGAACTGTACCGCAGAAACGCCGGGATCTCTGAAATGAACCAGCACCATTTGAAATACCGTAGCGAAACTACAGGGCGAGTAAGTCGTGCGGGAAGTTACACTCACGACATAGGGCGATGGAAGTTCATAGATAAAATGTTTGTAGGCAAAGCATCGTACAACGCCTACGTCAAGTTTGTAGCCGCATCTGTTGGCTCTCTGAAATCAGGATGGGCCGTTGCTACGACACGATTCAAAGGCGCAAAGAAGTTGCCGCTGTGGATTCTTGCCCACGGAAATGACAACGGGAGCGTGACAGACGCAATGAAAGAAAACGGCGACGGGCATATCCTTTTCACGAACGAAACGCCCTACGCTTCTCGCTGGGCGAGCATCAATGAATTTGTACTTGGAAGCCAGAAAAAGATGCTCCAATACAAGATTCGCTACGAACTGAAAAAGCAGGCCGAAGCATTCAACTCCAAGAGGGCCGCATGATCTCCCGCAAACGAGAACTGGAGCGGGCCATCCTTGCCGCTTTTACCGACTTCGCCGGAACCGCTTTGACTGGCGTAAACACCTACAACAGCCGCCAAAGGCACGCACAGGCAGACGCCTTTGTAATGATCACCTGCCCCCGCCAAAGCCCTCTGGAAGGCATGGATGAAATCGCTACCCGCATGACCGTGGAAGGAGCCATCGTTTGTTCCGCGCTTGTCACCAATCAGGCCGCAACCGCCATCGAAGCCCTGGAGATTCAGGCGGAGAACTTCCTCGAGCAGAAAACGTCCGATCTACTCACTGACATCAACGCGGAAACGTCTGCCATTGAAGTCACTGACATCCAACCCGGCGAATGTGAAGACGGGTATGACGAAGAGGGCAAACGCTACCTTTCGCGCTACAGCTTCACCGCTTTTGTTATCGACCTCTACCCCTATCCCGAAAATCAACCACCCCCAGACTAAGGAGAATACATCATGGCAACTGCCAAAATCGGAAATGATGACGTTGTCATCGGAG